TGGGTCAGGAACAAAAATTGTATCTTCGGCTAATGCTTGTACTTCATACCATTTACCAACTGAACTTAAGAATTCTTGATACGATGGTATATTATTATATTCAATTCCGTCTTTTTGTATTATTGACAATACATTAACCACGTTTCTTTCAGGTAAAAATAAACTTAAAAATGGTGTCGCATCTGCTTGTGTTATAACTTTTTTAAATACCTTTGTGATACCGTTTACCACAACCTCTCTTTTTATAATATTATAACTTTGTATGTTGTTTGACGCATCCAAAATTGGTATTACTTTTTGATTTTTTTCTCCTGAGGAACTAAATGCTGACGCAAAATTAATGTCATTTGGATTTTCAAATGTTTGTCCCGCACCAACAAATTGTGACCCAGCTTTTAAAACACCCATGTAATCAGGGTTAGGTCTGTCACCTAAAGCGGGTACATTAATTGTTATATCACAAACCGCGATTGATGGTCTGTTTCCCGGTATTTTCAAACCGTAAGTTCTTGCTATGTTATATATTGAACTTCTTTGTTGTGCAAATTCAAGGACGGTTTCCTGTATACTTCTATCAATATGATAATGTAAGTTGTCTGTTACGGCAGCGTTTAAATCCATTAAAACAGAAAAAATTGATGCGTCATTGAAGTTGTCAATTAGGTCGGGATAATACTGTCTAGTATAATCAATAAGTTCTTGTCTTATAGCGGCAAAATCTCGGACGGTATAGGATATTCTTTTTTCAGCCATTTATGTTAAATATTTATAATTATGAAATCTTTTGATTGGAAAGCGTTATCACTGATTGTGTAATCAATTCTCATCTTAGCTGTGTATTCTGAAGTATTTCTACCTCCAACCCTATAAACACCATTTCCTAAGTTCTCAGAGTTTAAAGTACCAACTGACTCATATTCATCAAATGGTAAAATTATAATATCATTAATAATTAAATTAGGAATGTACTTACTTACATTATCTCTAATATCATCTTTAATTGATTCAAATGTTACACCATCTAATGGTTCAAAAATAAATTCATAGATTTTAGTACCGAAATCAGGTAAGTAATATCTACTACCTTTTCTAGTTAAAATCAAATGAATTAAATTACTTCTTATTTCTTGGTCAGGATTTTGAGACAAAGAAAGATAATCCCCCTTTAATGAATCATTAAAAGGAAAATTAATACCATAAGTTACACCATTAGCCATTGTTTATAAATATAGTTGTATTCCCTTTTTTGTGAGCAGGAAAAAAAGGACAATGTCTACAACCATTACCACAACAACTACCTCTCTTTAAATGAAACTCTTTTGTGAAAACATAAATTCCGTTTTCAATATAAAAATCAGAAGGGAGAAGTTTTTGACTTCCCCCTTCCGAATTATTAATTGTTTTATTTTGATTACTTAATTTCACACGCTCCACCAGCACATGCCAACTCACCACTCAAATCTGTGTTGTCTTGTAATTCAACAACTTTGGATAAGTCAATTGACTGTAATTTAGAGAATAATCTTTCGTATTCTTCTTCAGTACAATCTTCAAACGGTGCTTGAATGTAACTTCCACCATCATAAGGTAATACTGATAGACCATTGTAAAAGTCTCGGTTTTCCCACATCCACTCACCTGCCAATTCCCAATCTTCAGGTTTCAAACTGATTGTTGCCGATACGTTGTGACTATTTGAACCTGTTCTGTGACCTGGTCTAACCCACTCTTGTGTGATTTTTTTAACACGGTCTAACAATTGGAAGGGTGATTCGGTTCTCAAAATAGCCCCCTCAGGTGCTTTTTGTGGAACTGAAATAACCGCTGTATCATGCGGACGGAAGAATTCATCTTCAACCAACTCAGGGTGATACATTGCCAAGTATTGGTAGATTGCTTCATTCTTACCTACACGGACTCTACGGATGTAATAATCGTTGTGCCATGCATGGATACCTGAAGATGTTCCCAATGTCAGGGATGTTGTACCAGCGGGTTTCACAGTAGTTGTACGGGCCGACTTATTTATACCAATTAATCCTGCAACTCTTACGTTTTCTTCTTTAACCAATTTAGCTGCTTCTTTCATGTTGTAACCCAATACAACACCTGAACCGATACCCGTCATTGATACACCAATCAATGCATCTTTTTCAGTTGTACGTTTCCATATGTCTCTTAAGTAATGGAAATCAGTGTATCCAGCTTGAAGTGTTCCAATGAACGCAGCTGCTTTAACACGGTTGTTTAAATCTTCTTGTGATTCAATGTCAGAAACATTTACCTCACACAAGTTACAGAATTGATTTGGTCTCAAAGCGATTTCACAACATGGATTGGTTCCCCAATCTTTGTCGTTTGTAAAGTAGATACCAGGTTCACCTGCTCCTGATGCTTCAACACGTTTCCACAAATCTAAGAAAAATTCTTTTGTGATTTTGTGTCTAACCAAAGTCGCAGAATTGTTAGCTCTACCTCTTTGTGGGTTGGTTTCCCACCAAGAACCTGACTTACATGAAATCATTTCATGGTCATCAGCTGAGAACAATGAAATCAATGCCGCTCTACGAATACCACCTGCAAGAACTGCGTCTGCAATGTGACATACCATGTCGTGAACTTCAATTGGTGTCATCTTTTCACCATCTTCTTTAGCGTCCAACATTCCTTTCAATTTGTGAAGACAATCTTTCAAAGGTTGAGGACCAGGTGCTTTACCACCTGATGTTACAAGTTGAGCACCTTTTGGTCTAATATCTGAAAAATCAAATTCAGGTGTTGACAAATGTTCACCAAAGTAAGACTTCATTAATACTTTGATTGCATCTGCCCATCCTTCAATAGAATCACCAACCAAGAATCTTCTTGTTCTATTCGGGTTTGGTTTTCTAATTTCAGGTAGTTTTTCTACGTGATGTTTCTGTACTGAATAACCAACACCTGTTCCACCTAACAATAGGAACATACTTTCAGCAAATGCGTCCAAGTGGTCGATTGGTAAATAAGCACAGTTGTAGATTCTGTTTGGTGAAATTTCAATTGGTTTACCACCAAACTGCATTGAGCGCATTGATGGTAAAACTTTTTTATCATAAACATACTTGTAAACTTCCACAATCTCACCTGCTAATTGTGGGAACTTTTTGATGTGCATGTTCATGTTTCTTGTTACTAACTCTTCCCACGTTTCTCTCCTGTTTACATCAGGAAGGAATTTAGCGTATTTCATATACACCGTGAGGTCTGACAATATCTTTTGTGATGCGTCCATTTTTTATTTTTCTCCTTTAAATTTTTAATTAATTTGTTGTTTTCTTTTTGCCAATAATTCATTGACTCTGTTCCTATTTCGTTCTTCTTTTTGTTCTTCAAGACCCAAGAAAGTTACTGAACTTTCTGTATCAATTTCCATGAGTTCATTGTCAAATTTACAATTTTCAAACACGACACCATCTCGTCCAATTCTTGATTTGGTAATAGCTATTGTTGCGAGTTTCATTTCTTTTTGTTGTAAACTCTTTGCAACTGTTATGATAACGTGTCCTACTTGTGCCTTTTTAATTGAACCTCCCATTTGGTCAGTAGTTACAACATCTGATGATATTGAACTTCTATTTCCTTGAGTCGCAGTCCATCCTGCTACATCCAATTCGTGACACATTGCTTCAAATCCTCTCATCACGGAACCTTCACTTTTCCATTCATCCCCTAAGTTTTTGTCAGGAACAACACAGTCAATATAATCTAAACTAATCATATCGATTTTTGTTCCTTCAGCAATCATCTTTCTAATTTGATTTTTGATTTGATTCATTGTTAGAGTGTCAGATGCATATTTTTTCAAAATCAACTTGTTTGTTGTATTTTCTTTAATGTCTCTAACTTTTTCCATAACAACATCTTTGTGGAATGAAAGTTCATCAGGAGCAATTCCTGTCCAAAGTGTAAAGTGTTTTCTTTGGATAATTTTTGGGTTGTCTTCAAAGAATATTTGAAGAACGTTGTAACCTAAATTAAATGCGTGGTTACAAATTTTTGTTAGTACTGTTGTTTTACCAACACCTGTTGGTGCTAAGATTACACCCAATTCACCTTTTGCTAATCCACCTTTTAATAGATTGTCAATACCTGCGATTCCCATTGGGATTGGGTGTCTATAATCTTCATCTAACACTTGGTCCAAATTTGTGAAAACATCATGTTCACCTTCTTCGATTTCACCAACCTGAAGAGCTTTGTTTACCATCTCTTCTAATTGGTCATAACTTTCAAAATCACCTTTATCTATAATTTTTTGAGCTTTGGTCATAACCTTTTGAAGCTCTTGTTGTTTACAGAATTTAAGTGCTTTTTCAATTACAAATTGGTGTCCTTCAAAACTTACATCACGAATTTGAATTAGTGTGTCAAGAACTATTTTTCTTGCACTATCAGAACTAATTTCAGAACGAGTCAATTGGTCCAAAGTTTCAAACGTAGGAACACTCTCATATTTGATGTAATACTCTTTAATCATTTGTGTAATGATTTTAAAATATTGATTATCAAAGTATTTTGAATCCAACACATCAACAATCGCACGTGCGAAATCTTTGTTAAGAATAAGTTGATTAATAAGTTGAATTTGAAATGTGTTACCTAAATACCCGAAATTTTTCTCGCTTGACATACTTGTTTTTGTTTTGACTTGTGTTGATAAATACTATTAAGCAAGTTGATAATTCATATATTGTGTAGAAAAATTTTCACCTGAAAAAATGTCAGTTAACGACTTAAGAATGTTTTTTATCTCTGGTCGTATGTCTACGGTATATCTAGCCTTCGGTGGGTACACTTTGGCATCAAAACCCCTATGACAAATTGTCTGTTCACCCATCTTAATATATAGGTTAAACCATTCAGGTCCATCAGTTTTTGACGTGTTCATGACTGAAGAGTCGTTCATAATCAACTCAGCGTTTTCATTCATGTAGTCCAAACTTTTGTCTTTCAAATATCTTTCCATGTAGTCGGCAATGTCCTTCATGTAATCATGAAGTTCTAAACTGTGCTTAGCAGTTTCATTGTAACCCTTAACATTGAAAAACCTTTGAACAACGATGTTGTCGTTGAGTTTAATTACAAACTCCATTTTCGTTAAATCTTGTGTTTCTTTCATAATTAATTGTTGTTATTGTATCGTTTTTTTTCTTTTCTTGTTAATTTCATAATTGGTTGAAGGAATTCTACCCAAGCGTCGTCTTGTTTTGGCAAGTACTTGAAGAATCCATCTTCAATCATCATTTTCATTAGATTTTTATAACCTCTACCTTCGGGGTCCATATCTTCTGAATAATAAAGTTCTACTTCTTTTTTGGCTTCTTCGGTCATTAAAGGGTTTGACAGACTAACGATTTTTTCACGAATATCGTAGTATTCCTTTCCGTAGGTACCTGACTTTGTGGTACCCGATAATAAGTTCTTAAGTGGTTTGATTGTATCATCTATGTCTAAAAGTTCTTGTGCTCTTGTACAAATATAGTCAATATTAAGTTCTTGTTCAACAACCTCAGGAAAATATTTAACTAATTTCTTTTCACCGAAACTATAAATTCCTTCTATATTATCGGATTTATCACCTAATAAAATTTTAACTAATTTGACATTTGCAATCGGAACTTCTATTGTCCCTAATTTAACCTTGTGTTTGTCTGTAACCCATTCTTTTACAATGGGTGAGTACATGTGTACTTTTGATGTGATAAGTTGTGTAAGGTCCTTATCTGAAGAAAGAATTGTTATTTTTTCTTCTTGACTTATTTGTGTGTAATAAGCAATTAAGTCGTCACACTCGTGGTTGTCAATACCAATTTGTCTGATGAACATTTCTTCAAGATATTGTTTCAATCTTTCTTTTTGTCCATAATAAGATTCTTTTTTTTCTTCGTTCATTGTTAAACGACGGTTTTCCTTATATTCAGAAAACAGTAACTTTCTTTGGGACGAGTTATTATTCCCGTCCCAAAAAACTATTACCTTGTCGTAGTTGTATTCCGATAGGAATCTACGAAGAACATTAACAAAGTGGAAAATACCCCCAATATGTTTTCCTTCGTGGTAGAAATCTCTAACCCCGTGAAATCCGATTTTGAATAAGTTGTCTCCGTCAACTATTAAAGTTTTTACCACTTGTTTATTATTTATTCTTGTTCCTTTTCCTCTTTCAATTCGAAATCCAATGATGTTACACCAAGAATATCTTTCCAATAATCGGCATATTCTTTTTTGTAATTCTCTATAGATACCTTTTCTTCTGCGGCTTCTTTACCCGCCAAGAATCCGTGTGGGGTTACAATGATTTTTCCATCCTCATATCCCAAACCATTGATGTGGTTTTTCATTACGGATACTTTTGTTCTGATTGCAAACTTAACACTTCTTTTGTCTTTTGTCGCTGTAATCTTGTTTGTACCAGCACCTTTTTGATTACCAAATAAGAAAACCAAAGATGAGTTTAACCAAATTGCTTCACCACCTTTTGCCTTAATCTTTGGTTGACCAAATGGATTATCAGGTAATTCAACCCAAGGCTGATTAACAATAACCAAAGTGTTTTCGTATTTTGAATCCGATTTACGTGAACCTGAAATACGTTGGTTGATACCCATACCAATCTTGTCAGCAAGTACCGATGCGTTGTGTTGTTTACCACCTTTACCATCGTAAGTCATCTTACATGGTACTGAACCAACAGAATCCCACAAGAATAATAAACTGTAATCCAATTCACCTTTTTCTTGTGCGTCTAGCAAACTATTGATGTAATCTGTAATTTGTTCAATGTAATCAAAATCATTATTGAAGATGTAAAATCCATCCCAATCTGATTCGCCAGTTTCTTCGTCAACAACTTCCTCACATTCAAAACCCATAATCTTTGCGTGTTCAAAAGACCACTTTTGTTCTGTAATAATGAATACAGGTAGAATACCTTTCTTTTGTGCATCAACAGCGGCTTTAACCAAAGCGGTTGTTTTTCCTGTGTCTGAGTGACCCAAGAACATGTTTAGGTGCCCAATTGCGGGACCTGGAAGTCCTACAGCATCCAAGAAGTCAGAACCCAAATCAAAAAATCTTTGAGGTTTATATTTTGCTGAAGTAGAGAATTTTTTCTTTACTGAACTGAAATCATTTTTTTTAATAGCCATATATGATATAAATTAATCATGTATGGTAGCATAGAAGATACCATACATGATGTGTTTTAGTTTATTAGAATGGTAATTCCTCGTCAGGTGACATACCTGCTTGTGGGTCCACAGGTGTACCACCGAATACTTCAGTAGCGTCGTCACCGTAAACATATTTTTTAGCTTCCGAATCCCAACGTGGAACTTCACCACGAGCGATTGCTTCCAAGTACTCAACAGGTTTCTTAGAGTAAACGTCAGCCCAAGTTGTTGGGTCATTTTTCCAAGTGTCCAATTGTTCAGGGTCTTCCGACAATTTACTTGGGTCATCATACATTACAGTTTGAATTGATGTGTATTCTTTTCCTTTTGGTGTTTTTGATTTAACCAATTGAATAATCAAATCACGTCCTTCATTTGGGTCGGTCAAATTACCTTTAGCTCTCCAAATTGGAATGATTTTGTCCAAGATACCATCTTGCTTATAGTTGTGTTTAAATCTCCAAAATTTAACACCATCCTCTTCATGGTCTCGGTCAATGACCTTAACAATGTAAAATTTACGAGCTTTGTACTGTGCCGCCAAATCTTTGTCAGTTTGTTTGCCAGTTTTCATAAGTTCTTCGTAAACCTCAGTTAAAGGTGAACGTCCACCTTCATTTTTGTCGGGGTCATAAAATTTGTTGTAAGTACCATTTACCTGAATTTCGTGGAACCATACCTCCTTGAAAGGAGATGAACCATCGGTAGTTGGGAGGATTCTAATTCTTCTTTGTCCTGAATTTTCACCTTTAGGAAGAATAGCTGCGAAATAACGCTTCATTCTGTCTTCTTGTGACATCATTGGTTGGTCACCAAATGGTTTTGTGTTTTGTTCGTACTGCGCCAAAACGGCATCAAATGTTTTGTCTGTCATCATAATTGTATTTTTTATCTTTTAATGTAAGATAAGTATAATACAATTTTTTAAGAAATCAAATTAGTTTTGTAAACCAACGTCAAAAGATTTTCTAACATTCATCTTGTCGTAGTTTTCTACATCATCAGGTGTTAGAATATATTGTTCTTTTCCTTGTTGTTGCATTTGTGGTTCTTTTTCAGTAAAAAAATCAGATAACTTTTGACTGTAAGGACCGGAATCTAAAGACCTTAATTCTAATTTTTCTTGTGCAGTTTTTGGTCTGTATTGTTCTACTTTATCTTCAATTGAATTAATCTTTTCAAAGATTGAATCCATCTGAGCCAATTTACCCTCTAAGTCATTTAATTTAGACATCATTGAATTCATGTATTCTTCCTGCTTTGACTGCATGTCTTTCTGTGTGGTGACCAATTCTGTAATATCCAACTCTTCAGTACCACTATCATTTTTTCCACCTTCAGAATCACCCGTTTCAATTTCTTCAACATCAGGGTCGTTTTCAATATCAATAGGTGCGCCTGTTTCAGGTGCGGCTTCTCCTTCAGGTGGTGTAGCACCACCTAATGTTGTATCATCAGCCGCAGGTGGTGGAGGTTCAACCGCACCAGGTTCATCACCCGTTGGTGGTGGAGGTAACGCCGCGTCTTGTTCAACAATATAACTGTTGATTTGATTATATCTTTTTAATTCCTCTAATATTGTTTTTGAAACTTTGTTTTCCATGATTATCCGTTTAATAATGTTTTAACACCCTGTGGTGTTTCTACTCTTAATGTTTTGTTTAATTTCATAGTGTTGTCCACTCTTTCAATCAAACCATCCTTTAATCTTACAGTATAACAGTCACCAGTCTGTAAATCACAAACTTCTTTATATCCGTTACCTAAATCTTTTTCGGCAATAACAGTATCTTTCTGTAAGTAGTTGTCCAATAAATTTTTTAAATTACTCATATTGTTTTTCTTAATAAATATAACGATTATTTAATTTATTACAAACCTGATATTTTTGCTTGTGTGTATGCCCATCTGGTGTTTGCCAGCCAAGTATTATAATTTGTATTTTGATTATATGGTACTGTAAGTGAACCTGATGTATACCAAGTATTATAAAATAACTTTATAATTGCTTGTATTTTTTTCTCATCATCATCAGCCTGATTAAAATATTCTTGTATCCTATTTTGGTTGATGTCTCTAAAGAAGTCTATACTATCTTTGACTGTATCAAAAGTTGCAAACGGTCTAGTAAAATTTTCACCTGTTGTTAAACATCTATATTTTTTAATTAACGATGAAGTAGCGCCTGGTTGTTTAATATCCACAGTAGCACCGTATAAATTATTTTGATTGTATTGTAATCTTACATCAGTATCTGTTGGGTTGCCCATCATATATAATACACAAAACATATACGTTTTTAATAAGGTATCTGTTGTTGAATTATTGATAAGTGTTACTAACTCATTGACAGTAATTGAACTTGAAATAAAGTTACTTGACTCAATTAGACCATAGATTGCTTTAATATTTTCACTACAATCTTGTACTGTAATATCTGTTGTTTGTACAATAAACCCTTGATAAGGTGTTCTGGCAGATAAAACAAAATCTTTTGCTTCTTCACCTGTCAAATACTGACCAGAATTGTTTAAAGTAACCAAAGTATTATTTGTTACAATTTGTTTTATTTTATCGGATAATTTTTTTGAAAAATCTTCATTCACACTAGCCAAATCATCGGAAACTTTTGTATTAATATTTGCAGACACCCTTTGTCCGTTGAATTCTGTATTAAAACTTCCCGGACTAATGCTATGTTTTACGTTTCTAATAATATATGTTCCATTAAACATAGGCATGTGTCTTAACACAAAATACATGGTTGGTTGAATCATGACATTACCTAATGTTTTTATGGTACTAGAATAGGAACGGTTTTTATAAAAATCATATAGTGATGTTGTTTGTTGCATGGTTTTTTTACCTGCCCCTTGATTTCCTAAATCAATAGTTGTTTGAATCTGTTCGGAGGATGTCACACCCTGTTCTTGATTTATATCAACAGATTTAAAAATACTTTGATTGATGGTTCCAAAATCCACCACAAAACCAACAGCTTTATTACTATTTTTTTCATTAGTAGAACCCTGTTGAATTATTGGATTGTTTGTTGGGTCACCCAAGTCAAAAGAATCGCTTTTGAATGGATAACTTGGGTCATTTTCTAATGACAGGGTTTGCGATGGTCTATCTACGTATTGACACAAGAATTTTGGTGCAGAATTGATGTTATCCACATATGTAAATGTACTAAAAACATCATTGGCATTGTTTACAATCGACGAGTTTCTGTTTGTGTTACTTGCTGTTGATTTACCGTAGAAATTAATATAAGCTGGCATAACAAAAAAATTCATTCTGTTATCAGCAATCACTTGTCTAACTAAAGACATAATTGAATTTGATGAATTATCCCAAGTACAATATTTTCTGATAGTATCTGTATTGATAATCAATTCATCACCAATGTCACGATTAGCTTTATCAAAAAATAAAAATTCTTCAAATAGTAGTCTTTCTTTAAAGTTTCTACCAGCCACCCATTTATCGTTTACTGCTTTAAATAATTCCCATTGTTCAAGTTTTATTATGTCACCATCTAATTTCGAATCAACATTTTGTGTTGACTGTTGTTTTGGTCCATTAATAGATGATGGGAGCTTTAATCTAAATTGTTGTTCAATCGACGTACGTTTGGTTTCCGCAATGTTAAGGATTGTTGAAATATCATTAGCAAACGTTGTTGGATTATATGATTGATTCAAATACTTTTTAGTTGCATAAATTCTAATTAAAGGATATAACAATTCAATATTACCACTTATAAATGGAATTTCATTATCCCTAAAGAAATCATAAACAGTTGATGTTCGAGTGTACTCAATACCTTTAATGGTTGAAAATCCTACGTATTTTTGTAATGCTATCCAAGCTTCGGGATATTCGGTTTTTGACTGTTCTAATGTTTTTCCACCAACGTTTGGGCTTGGTAATGGATTTGGGTCATTAGGATAAGAATTTACATATTGTCCACCATATTTAAAATCGGGACCTTCTGGTTTAAATTTTGGGTTTTTAGAAAAATACCCAAATTGTTGTCTATCAAACTTTTTAGGGTTACCGTTTTTTAAGTATACTTTAATATTAACAAACTTACTCAAAACATCTGTAATTTCAGCAGCTTGTTGAGCACCTAAATTAATATTGTCTTTTCCTGATTGAGGTTTGATAAGGAACATTTTCTTAAATAAATTCACAATATTAGCATACGTTGTATTGTCACCTTCGGGTGAAAATATTTTTGATTGTCCACCCTTTTTACAGAATTCTTTAAATTCAGTTTCAAAAGAATCTAATTGGTCTTTAGAAAAAACACCAAATAAATCTTCAATTGAACTGTATTCAGTACCAATATCAAAATCAGGTTGATTTTCGGTTGTTCCTGTTCTAACATATTTCAGATATTCAAATGGTGTTGGTTGTTTAACTTTCAAATTATCAAACCATCCGTAGTTTGGCGCATTCCATAGTGTCTTAACACTACCGTTATACATTGGGTTTGAATTTTCAATATTTGAAACAGTTATTGGTGATGAATTTGTTGATGGTCTTAATTCAAAGTAGGATTGTTGGAATGGTTGTACACCAGAGGATGGGAATAAACACACATAACCTTCATATTGTGGTCCAAAAAAATTTGTATATTGTTGTGCAATATCAAGATATGAATAATAACTTATAATTGGTCCCTCTGGTTTGCTAGTATAGGTAAAACTATTAACAACCACCAATCCCTCATCTAAAACAGTAGTATTGTTTAAATCATATGTCTCTGCATTATTACCATCAACAAATAAATTAGTACCTGTAAAAATTTTATAAAAGTTATTTATTACTTTTGGATAAAACCCACTTTGGATACTATTAGAACCTATCAGTGTAAAATCTTGTGGTGTGGGATTTTCGTCAACGGGTATTTTATATGTTTTTTTTGGGTTTGAAGTAATTGGGTCATAATTTGTTTTGTAGTCAAAATCTTTCCAAATAGAAGTTAAGATATCTTCATTGTTTTCAATGTACTTTTTATATCGGTACCAAACTGAACCCATTTTCAATATCCAAGCGTATGGTAATTCGTGTACCGCTGAAAATTTATTTAAACTTGCAAATATATAATCCTTTTGGGTTCCATTATCACTATCGATATACTTTTCGTGAAGTGTTGAAAGTGGTAATGAGTTTAACAACAAATACCCAAGTTTTGTATATTTTTCATCTCCTGACGAATCACCCGATTCAACAATTGCATTAATAAAATACGGGGTGTTCAATAAACTTGTTGTTTGTGTAAATGTCAGATTGTTATCTGTTGTATATGTTAAGTTTCCTTCGGTATAAAACTTTTGAAGGTTGTTTCCATATCTTGTGTTATAAAAATTATTAATAGTTGTATGGGTTGTTGATGTATTGTTATAACCCGTTTTGTTAGTTTGGTTTCTAGTTAATGGTGTTATATTTGGTCCTGAAAAATTATCAATAACTAATTTTTTGTCGTTGAATCCGTAACTATTAATTGTTGTGTATCTATTATCTTCGTTTGGTGTTTCTTGCATTTTTTTTGCAAATTCATCAATTCTAAACGGATAAGTATCAAAAAGAGTTGTTTGGTTTGTTGTATTGGATGTTATCGCGGCTTTAATTTTATCCAAACTTTTTAGTTTCAAGGGGTTTGGTGATGTATTAAAAACCTTTTCACTCAGTAGTTGAAAACTATTATTAACTTGGTCGTTTATATAAGGTGTAACAAAATTCTGTAAGATAAAATTGTTCCATGTGGGTCCGGCTTGATTCTGACCAGCGGTTGTTTTTAAATAATTATATAAGGTTGTAGTGGGTAACGTATTGGAAATAACATTATTTAAATCACCAATTACTTGTGATTGAGTAACGTTATTAACTTCAAGGTCAGACGCTGTAAAAACTAAATCTTCTGTAATACCACTGATATAATATAAACCAGAATAAAATGTGTTTAGATATATTCTTTCATACATTTCATAAACATAGGTTTCAACAGGGACGTTTTGTTGGAGGTAAACATTGTTTTTAAACGGTATTTCAATCGCGTGTTCGGGTGTATATTTTATAATTAATTCAGTATTTGGTTTTACATTGGTTGTAAAATTTCGGTCTTTATTTAAAACTCCTTTAAGATATTCTTCAACAAATTCAACTTCAGGCCAAATAACAGGATTATATGACTGAGTTGATTCACTAGTTGATTTAGAGCCAGGATATGTCACCTCATATTCAACTTTACCCGATGTTTCTTTTTTCTGTACAAATTGTGGCCAAGGATAAACAAAATAATTTGGATTTTTGGTTGTTGTGGTTTGTATTGTGTTCTTACCTTCCTGAGATGGATTGGTCGTCAAAATTGATTTCAATCTCGCAGTATTTTCTCTTTGATTCCACGAGTTTGTATGAACATCATCCATTAATTGATAAAAAGCATCCACAGACGCCATTATAGTACCAATTACATTTCTTACGGTTGGTCTGAATTGTAAATCTTGTACATTGTCATTTTTTTTAATTTTGTCTTTCAAAACTTGGTTAAGTCGTTCTGATTCGTCTTTTGATTTTTGAATTATTTGTCCCTTGATATCTTGACTTGTTTTAACTTCTCTGTCAATCGTATAGTAATATAAATTACCTTTTGTAATATCAATATTGCCTTGGTTGTCAATCGAAAGTAATGTTCCATTGTTTTCCAATTCAGTTTTTAAATCTTTTTTGAATTTAATAAAATCAACGTCAGTATTTGGGTTTGTAACTTGTTTTCCTCTTTGTTGAAAGTAAGTTGCCTCGTAATTGATATCACTGTCACTAAATTTTACTTTAAAAAAGTCAACTTTGAAAGCTTTTTGGTCAAGTGTAATACTTTTACAAAGGTCTGTCGGCACAGATTGAAATTCTTTTAAACCATTGTTTAATATTGATGTTAATGTGGTTTCTACTTCTCCGGATAATTTAACATTACTTTGTATTGTAATACCACTTTGACTGTTTGTTAAATTTTTTAATGGGTATAATTTTAAATTGTTAACGTTTGGAACTCCCGAATTAAATTCATTATTTAATACTAATACTTTGGAAGTTTCTAAATTAGTTTCACCCCATTGAACAATATTATTACTAAATTTGTTTACTGATTCATTATATCTTTCTAATGCAACAATATTTGTAAAATCTAATTTTTCAAATTCGAGATTAACGAATTCAGTATATTTCTTTAACCTTTCTTGCATCTCGTTCAAGGTTATTACGGGTACGT